AGTCACTTGTTGTTTAGCCGTAATCAAACTAACAATGAAATCATGTGTAACTTTGATGAGTTAAAGTACGAAAAAGATAAGTATTACCTTATCAATTCTGATATACCCCACATGGTTATTAACTTTAGTGAAGTGCGGTACCTGTTTAGCCTTACCTTCATTCAACTCAAGGGAGACCTTCCCTACAACAAACTCTTAGGAGAATTAAATGGATTATAAATTTACATTAAGTTTAGATGGTGATCAGGTAGATGAACTGGTAGTAGCCAGTCTAAAAGAAACCTACGAAGAGTGTGTCAAGACATTGCTGTGTCCTACCCGTCAGTGGTATGACCCCATCGAAGATGTAATCCGTAGGCAAGAGGCACTGAATGAATTGCTGCAGTATCACATGGCACCTGAAGCCTATCGTACTTACGTTAACTATTGGAATGCATACACCCTACAGGAAGGAACAGCAAATGAAAAAGATAAAGATACAGGAGTTGATGACTGAGTATTACGCATCACTAGACTACCGTTCCTTATCTGATTCAGCTAAGAAGGATTACAAGTACTGCCTTAACACATTGCTGGCTACTGTTGTACGTGACAGATCCATATCCAAGATGTATCTCCAATCTATGAATACTCCCTTAGCCCAAGTTGCTTACAACATCTGGGCTGAGAGGGGTGTTTCATTTGCTAACCACACCCACGCTGTGGCTAGTAAGCTGTACAACTTTGGAATACAGCTAGGGTACACAGATCTAAATCCCTTCAGCAAGGTATCTAAACGCTCCGCTAAGCCACGCAAAGTAGTATGGACAAGGGAGCATATCAACTTGTTCTTAGACACCGCCTACAGCCGTTTTAAGTGGCGTAGCGTAGGGCTTATAGTTCAGATGGCATACGAGTGGTGTCAGCGACTAGGTGACATGGCTAACCTGACATGGGATATGTATGACCCTGAGACTAGGGTTCTGTACCTAGAACAGTCTAAGCGTAGGGCTAAGGTAGAGTTACCTACCACAGATGAACTGCATGAGATGTTGATGCAGCAAAAGGCAGACGTAGACTTCCAGTCTTATGTGGCACCTAGGTGTATGGAACGTAGGATCATTAGCAGACCTTACGATAAGTACGCATTGTCGTATGTAGCTAGGGAAATCATCAAGGCTGCTGGGTTGCCGGATGAGTTACAGATTATGGACATGCGTAGGACTGGTACCATGGAGATGGTTGAAGCAGGGGTATCCCTACCTCAGATCATGAGTATCACAGGTCATGCCAATCCACAGTCAGTAAAACCCTACATGAAAAATACATTGACAAGTGCAAGGAAAGCTGCTACGCTTCGCTTTAACACCGCCAGTGATACAGTATAAGGATACAGAATGAAACCAATATCTCAGCGTAGTCTTGCAGAAGAAATCATAGAGGGGTTCGATGCATTGAAAAAGATACGTGAACTAGAAGCAGAGAATGCTGAACTCAAAGCTACTGTGCGTAGTTTCTTTCAAGACTTCATAGACATACGAGAAGAGTCTGACAGTGGCAGAGTGTTTGCACCTATAACAATCAGTAGCTGCAGGTGCATGATGATAGAACCTTTAGCTGAAGTGTTAGCTAAGATGCGTAAGTTATCAGGGAGTGAGAAATGAACAATGAACCAGTAGCGTGGATGAGCCAAGGTGGAGATGTATCAAGAAGTGCAGATTACTTTGTAGAAATGGGTTTTACAGACTTGATTCCACTCTATACCCATCCAGTAAAAGAACAAGACACAGACTGTCAGTATTGCAAACAAGGATGTATTCGTTGTGATGCTAGAAAGCAACTAACAGATGAGGAAATGCTTGAAATATGTCAAAGAATTGGAGTTGATTATGGTTCTTGGTATATCCATGAATTTGCTAGAGCAATATTAAGAAAGGCACAAGAGAAATGAGCGACTACACACCAGACCGATGGGTCATTGTCCGTATCACCAGTAAAGAACACCCGCCCATACACAAGATTGTAGGCAGTTGGTATGGGGGTTATGGTGGATCAGATAGCTGGCGAATGAGTTCAGGTATTTGTAAAGTGATTTCACAAGATGATCACTACGAGGTACACAACTACAGTGGCAGTATCTATACGCTATTCAAAGGTGCCGAAGGTACGTCTGCCTACACTGGTTCTGTGCTCAACAACATGGCTACTCAGATAGAGGAGAGTGGCGAAGGTATGATGCGAATGATTAACATCACAGAACTTCTTTAACATAGAGTATGTTACTGTATAAAAAAGTATGTTAGATCCTTGATTTCTAAAAAAAAGTTAGAGAGTGTAAGAAAAAGTATATGAATATTCGTGCATACGTAGAAGGATTAGAACTATCCCTAGGCAGAGTACACAGGGGGAACTGCCCAGTATGCCAGCGTAGAAACACCTTCACTGCTATCAATGATATGGGTACCCTACTGTGGAACTGCTACTCCAATGGATGTAATGTGGCAGGGTCTATGAAAACATTCATACCTGCTGCAGATTTAGCAAGGCTAATGCATGTTAATTATGTACACACAGATCTGCCCATTGACTTTGAGTTACCTGACTGGGTCATCATGGACTATGAACGTATAGGTGTTAAAGACTTGTGTCACAGATGGCAGTTAGATCCACACTGGTTAGACCTACGCTATGACATAAGGGAGGAACGAGTTGTATTCCCAGTACGTGAGGGTGGCAAGCTAGTCGATGCCGTAGGTAGGGGTGTTAACAATGGCATCACACCTAAGTGGAAGCGTTATGGGACAGCACGTACAGCTTATGTTGTAGGTGATACCGATACAGCCGTAGTCGTAGAGGATTGTATAAGTGCAGCAGTTGTAGATACATTAGGTGGCACAGGCTTTGCGCTACTTGGTACAGCATTACTTGAGGAACACAAACGATTGCTTGCTAAGTACCGTAAGGTTGTGGTAGCATTAGATCCTGATGCAATGAGTAAGACACTTGTATATACCCGTGAGCTAAAAGCTATTGGAATTGAAGCAGTAGCGATGAACTTGCTGGATGATTTAAAGTACCGTGTCCCAGATGATATAGCCCAGTTGATGAATAGAATGAGGAGTTAGTTATGGAATTAACATTGATTAGAAGTTTGATGGACAAAGACTTCTACGATGAGACCAGAGGTAACAGATGTCCAGAGAAGTTGTTTAGTAAAGATGCACGTAAGATCAAATCAACCATCGACACAGCGATGGACCAGTACCAAAGAGATTTAACAGTAGACGAAGTTCAAGCTTTATTCTTTGCAGCAAATCCCACATTAACTACAGCACAGAAACATGCATACGAATTGCAGTTTGATCGCATTCGTAAAGAGCAGATCATGGGTTCTGACATTGCAACAGAAGTGCTCAGTAATATGTTCCGTCAAGTAGTGGGTGAAGAGGTAGCTAACCTTGGATTCCAGTATGTCAATGGTGACCAGACTACGATGGAACCACTGCGTAACATCTTAGAGCAGTATCAAGAAGACTTCACACCTAGCATTCGTATCAACTACGTAGACAACAGCATTGAGAACCTAACAGCTATTGCTGCAAACAATACCAAGTGGCAGTTTAATATCCAGTCTTTACACCAGTCAGTGCAAGGCTTGGATAACGGTATGCTGTTTGTGATTGGTGCCCGTAGTAACGTAGGCAAGTCAAGCTTCCACTCATCACTCTGTGCTGCTCCACATGGATGGGCACACCAAGGTGCTAAGGTACTTGTGCTTTGTAACGAGGAGAAGCCGGAGCGTGTGGCATCTAGGTACATGACTGCTGCTACAGGTATGACTATGGCACAGATCATTGCCGATAAGACTACAGCACATCGTCTGTACGATCCTATCAAAGATAACCTGAAGTTTGTAGATGCAACAGGTAAGAACATGCGCTGGGCTGAGTCAGTAATCAAGAAGCACAAGCCTGAGATTGTTGTCATGGATATTGGTAGTAAGTTTGCAGAGGATGGTGCAGCTACGAACAGCCATGAA